TTCGTTTCCTACGACTACGCCGTGAACTACGGAAAGACCGAGGCTGCATGATCCTCGAATTCGGTCTTTGCATAGTTGGGCTGATGATGCTCTGTGTATTCGTCGCCCTGGCTCTCGATGAACTGTGGTCGGAGTACGAGGGGACGGGAAAGCATCGTGAGTAGTTTCCTGATTACGAACGCCACGGATTCCGGCGAATGGGAGTCGGTCCACCTCGACCGCCTCGACGCCGCGGAACGTGAACGGATTCTCGCCGACCTGTTCAGGGAGGACGAGAACGACTGTGAGTGAGGCCGTAGCGACCGTTCCGAGCGAGGAAATGGCCAGGGTCGTATATAACGCCCTGGCGTTCCTTCCGGCCCGCTCGATGGTCAAGACCGCGCGGCTAGAGCTTGATTCTGCCGGCCTACGGGCCACCGGGACGGACGGGTACGCCATCGGGCAAGACACGTGCCCCGTAGAGGACTACAGCGGCCCCCCTGGGGGCCTTACGGTCCACGTTGACCGGTCGGTGTTGGCCGACCTCGATACGGCAGGCAGGAAGGATAAGAAGGGCTTCGGGAAGCTCGAAGTGAAGCCCGCGGATGGTCTGATCTTCCGCCCTGGCAACAACGACACCCCTACGGCCGGACAGGATCTCTCGGCCACGGTTGAGCCTGTCTGGGACTTCATCGACGACCTGTTTACACGCCTCGAAGGGCGGCCCCCCGCCCTCCCCGAGCTGGTCGCGTTCGATGCCGCCCTACTGGCCCGTTTCTCGAAGGTCAAGGCTCCGAAGGTCAAGCTCGAAGGTTCGGGCGCCAACCTAGAACGCTGCCTAGACATGGCTGTCTTCAATTCGAAAGAACCGATTCTGATCAAGATCGGGCCCTCGTTCCGAGGGGTCATCATGCCGATTGATCGGGAAGTTCACGCTGAGAATGTTGGTCAGGATGGACTCTGGTAACTACACGCCGTGCGAAGAGTACGGCTGTGACATGCAGATAGTTGACCCTGAAGCCCCGAGGCTGGTCTACCGGTGCACTGATTGCGGGATTGAGTACGAGGACTAGTGAGAAGCAAGAAACCCCCGAACCCTGTTGGGTCGGGGGTTTCTGCGTTGCTGCCTACGGCTCTTGGATGTCCGTATCTTCGATCGGGACCACGGCGTGAACGTTCCGGCGACGGCCCCTCTTGGGCCGGTCCTCGGCTTCGCCGCGGTCGAATGCCTCGACTAGCGGCCTCTTGTGCTCGGCGCATGCCGCAACGGTCCGAGTTTCGCCGTCGCGGGTGATCTGGAATTCTTCGGCCTCATCACTGCTTGCGCACGTGTCGCACTTAATGATCACTACCCTAGCCACGGCCCGCCCTTCTCTCGTCTAGTGCAACGATCTTACCGGGGTCCACATCGGCCGTGAGGAACGGTTGCCCCTTCATGATGCGGCTGAACTGTTGCCGTTCGAGGTTCAGCCCTAGATACCGCTCGGTCGTCTGAACCGAGGCGTGATTCAGGGCCGCCTGAACGATCCGAAGGGCCGCATCGTGGCCCATGGCTACACAGTCGTCATACAGGATGCGAGCGAACGACCGGCGCACGGTGTGCCATCCGTCGCCAGGCTCTAGCTCGACCCCGGCCCGCTCGGCGATCGGTCCGAGGACAAGTCGGGGTTGTTGCATCGGGCTCGTGGGGTTGTAGAGACCCGCGGGGGTGTGGCCGCCGCCCTTCGCGTACGTCCGGCCCCGCATGGTCGGGAACAGGTAGAAGCTCGGCTTCAGCCTGCCGACCTGAGTCGAGTAGGCCGTGAACCACTCTCGAAGGGCCGCTTCGAGATCCGAGGCAAGCGGATAGGTCACCTCTTGCTTCACCTTCGGCAGATAGACGTACAACTCACCCTTGTTCAGGCTCACGTCCCGGTAGCGCATGCCGAGGGCTTCAGAGATGCGCACTCCGGTGCACGCCACGAAGCAAATCAGGGCGATGTCTCGCGGGTCCTCGGCCGCGGAGATGAGCTGACGAAGCTCGGCCCGAGTCATGCGGTAGCGGTTCCGGTTGACCTTCGTCGACTTCTCTCGGATGCCGTCGAGCAGGATTTCCGGGCCGTAGGGGTTCCACTCTCGTCGGTAGACGAACGACAGGAATTGCTTCATGTCGTTGCGGTACTTCCCGAGGGTTTGAGACTGGCACGTGTCCGACAGGCCCCCTTCGCCGTACCAAAACTCTTCGATGTGGTGGGCCCGAACCGAGCCGGTGTGGCAGTCCTTCACGGCCTTCTCGAAGCGGTTCAGGATGCTGACATACCCGTATCGGACCTGGCGAGACTGAGACGAAGCGGACCGGTGCCGGATGAACGTAGCTTTTGCTTCGCTCACTCTGGGTGTACTGCTTCGCGGCATTCGTGACCTCCGGATCAAATGACACGATCCTGCATCGCCACAGGTGGGGGCGTGTCTCTGGTCGGTGATCCTAGCATTGAACCTATATTTGACTACAACCAGAAAACACGCTCTGACCTGCGGAAATGCAGCTCTTACGGGGTAAGGTAGCGGCCCCTCGAAGGGGTCCGCAACCCCTCTTCGGGCAACCCGTTTCGAACGTTCGAACGAATTGTGACCAGCTCGAAGCTAGCTATTTAGCTGGTTAGCGCAACCTTCATTCGGTGACAGTGCGTATAGTTGCATTGAAGCTAGCCACGCGGTCAGGGTAGCTAGATTCGTTGACAGGTTGTCAGGTACTTCGGTACCTTCAAGATCGACATGAAACTTGCCAATCAATGAAAGGGCAACCCCCATGCCGGCCCCGAGAAAACTGCCCGATAACAACGTCCTACTCAAGATGCGCGAACAAGGCATGACGTATGCCGAGATCGCCGAGGAGTACGGCACCACTGGAGGGGCCGTTTACTGGCGACTTCGGGACGCTGGTGGCGTTCAGACTCGCCCCGACCATTCGCGGTACCTCCCATGGAAGGTGAAGAAGGACCATTCTCACGCTCGCCCGGCCGTCCTTCTTCGCTACCTGAGCCGCCGAGATCAGGGAGACGTGATTCCCGAGGCGAAGTCTCGTCAGGTCGACAAGTGGCTGATTGAGATCAAAGAAGCTGACGTAGTCGTGTGCTATGACCGCGAGATGCCGCCGAACCCCGCTTCTCCTGTTACCGGTGGCTTCTACTACTCGAAGCGCCGACCCGAGGATGGTGACAACGTGATTCGTTGCTCCCCCGAGGATGTCGACTACACCTCGAAGGTGAAGAAGGTGTCTGAGCCTCGCACCGTTTAAACAATCCGGAGTAAGCGGGCCGTCCTGTCGACCAGGGGCGGCCCTTTTTGGTGTGCGGAACCTAGCATTGAATCCGTCAGGGGGTCCGTGCCAAGATGGGCATATGCCAAGGGGGTACGGAGGAACCGGCGAGAGACCCGGGGACGTACGGCCGAGGCAGGAAAGAATAAATTCCCAGCATTGCGAGGCACCTTGATTCCCTGTGCGGCCGTCCCCGACAAGTGGTTCAGTGAAGACCCGAAGAAGGTTGCTTCGGCCAAGGCTGATTGCAACGCTTGTCCGGCTCGCACCGAGTGTGCCGAGTTGGGTGAGAATGAGGAGTTTGGTGTATGGGGTGGCATGACCCCTGACGAGCGTCGGGACGCTCGACACTTCCGAGTGATCATGCTCGAAGAGTTGAACAATGCTCGCATTCTTCGGATGCATGGTGAGGGTCTTTCGATCTCTGCCATGGCCCGTGAGCTGGGGATTCCCCGCATGACGCTTGCCGATCGGCTCCGCCGCTTGACCGGACTTGCCGCTTAGGCAAAGGGTCGACAATGCCGACCGATGTTCGTTCCAGTTTAGACGTGAACAGATGGCAAAGTTTCAACTAGGTGGCCCTTGAACTGGTATGTGCCGTGCATGTTTCCAGTTACAGTTTCCTTACCTCGTTCACAGTTAGGAAGGAGCTGTGAACGTGGTGAAGGTCGTGTGTGCGGAACGGGCGCGAGGAAGAGATCATGCTGATAGACAGCTCTACGGGGCTAGACCTCAATAACGCAGGGGTCGACCTTCAGGGGGTTGATGTCCTATGGGACGTACCTCAAGTGGTTTCGGTATGCAGGGTGCGCTACATGAACGGCACGAGAGTCGAAGTCGCCTTCTGTGGCGCAAACGCGGACGGGGAAGACCTTCAAACCCTGCGGGGACTGATTCCCGTGCGATCCATGCCCCTAAGAGGCTGGACCAGCGAAACGCTCGGTTGCGGTCACGGGGATGAATACACCACCGCGTATTGGGTGTTCGAGTAAGGCCTACCGCTCAACAACTTCATACGACCTGGGGCGCCACCGCCGAGGCGCCCCTTTTCATTGCCCTGAAACTAGCATTGGAGCCAAGAGACATGAACGGGTTCAACTCCGCCACGACCGTTACCGCCGACTTCACCGACGTTGACGGCCGCGCCGTCACCATCCGCCCTGTGTATGACAACGGCCTGGGCCGTGTGGTGGTCGAGCTTGCCGTTCACGGCTCGACCGTCCGACTGTCCAACGGCATCATTCCGAAGTTCTCTGACACGGTCGTTCAGGCCGCCCTTCTCGGCGAGATCTCGAACCTTGCCAGCGGTAACCCGTCGACCGCGGGGGAGTGACCTTGACGGAACCGGTACTTCACCGGTCCGTCTCTCAATACTCGTCCTTCGTGCGGTGCGGTGAAGCGTACCGACTCGAAAAGGTGGCGAAGGCCCCCCAGAATCAGGCCGCTTGGTTCATTCAGGGAACGGCCTTTCATGAGGCCGTCGAGAAGTGGGAAAAGAGCCATCGGGCCTACGGGCCCGACCAGCTCGGAGAGTGGTTCGAAGAGGCTTGGGACCGCGACTATGCCGCGGCCCTGGCCGTCGAGCCTGACATTTCTCGATGGCTCACCGGGGGCATGACGAAGCCCGAGACGGACATTAAGAACCGCCGTAAGCGCGGTCGAGATCAGGTAGAAGCGTACTTCGAATACGCCATAGAAGCCCCCGAGAAGATTTGGGAACCGGTCGACGGAATGCCCGCTATCGAGCTTCCGTTCAGTCTTCAGCTCGGAGGCGTGACCGTAAAGGGCTTCATTGATCAGGTTGTGGAATACCCGGACGGACATCTACGGGTCCGAGACCTGAAGACCGGTACGAAGCTTCCCGCTACGGCCTTTCAGCTCGGTATCTACGACCACGCCCTAGACGACCTTTTCGGCGTCAAGCCTGGCTTCGGCGATTTCTTCATGGCGAAGAACAACGCCCCTACCGACCCGTGGAACCTTCAGGACTTCTCGCGAGAGAAGGTCACCCGATGGTTCCGACAGATGGACCAGGCCGTAAAGCTCGGCCTCTTCCTTCCCAATCCTGGCGACGCTTGCCGTACCTGTACGGTCCGACGCTTTTGTGACTTCAACGGCATAGATGCCAGTCAGTACCCCAATCAGGAGAGTGTGAATGTCTGAGATCAGCGTGACCATGAAGGCCCATGGCGGCCATGACGCTTCGTGGGTTGTCGTGAAGGCGGGAAGCCTCGGCGAGTTGACCGATATCCTCGACGGCTTCTCGGCCTCGGGTGTGTCCGCTCTGGTCGGTGGCGCGGTTACCGCTCTGCGGGCCGAGGAAGCCCTAGGGGCCGCTCTCGGGGCCCGTCCGGTAACTCACCCCGGGGCGTACGACGGTGGCTCTCAGAACGGCTCTCAGGGCGGTTCTGCCGGCCAGGCCGCGACCCCCTACGGGAACGCTCCGACGTGTCCGCACGGCACGAAGCGATTCATCGAGAAGCCCTACAAGAACAAGCCTGGCACGTGGCGTGCCTGGGGTTGCCCGGCCCCCCAGGGAACCCCGGACGCGTGCTCTCTGGAGTTCATCAAGTAGTGCTTGCGCTCTAGCAAGTTGGCAGGGGCGCGACTGCCAGGCCGAAGGCCGACCAACGCGCTTTTCCTATGCCCTGAAACGGAGTTTAAACGTGCCCTCGATCGAAGCCCGCTTCCGTCGCTTTCACTCCGACAACCCTCACGTCCTGGCCGAGCTTGAAGCCCTGGCCCGATCGTGGTTCGAGTCGGGTAAGCCCTCGGTCGGTATCGGCTTTCTCTGCGAAATCCTCCGATGGAACCGCGGACTGAAGACGACCAGTCACGACGAATTCAAGATTAACAACGACTTCCGGGCCCACTACGCCCGAATCATCATCGCCCGTAATCCTGACTGGGACGGCCGCATCCGCGTTCGGGCCCTTCGCACGGCCTAACCGGAGAATCGCCCTTGTATACGATTGTTCGAGCTAAGGGCGACGCTGGAAAGACCGGCGAACCCCTGCCCGTGATCTTCAAGACCTTCGCCGCGAACACGGTCCACTTCCGACGAGGACAGTTCACGATTGTCGCCGCGGCCCCCGGTGTCGGTAAGTCCGCACTGAGTATGGGTCTCGCCCTTCACTCCCGTGTTCCGGCCTTCTACTTCTCGGCCGACACGGACCCTCAGACGATGTTTGTCCGGTGTGCTGCGAACGTTTCCGGGTGGCTCACTCGGGACATCGAGAACGCCCTAGACAAGGGCAACACGAAGGCCGTAGAAGCTCAGCTTGACGGCTTCGATCACCTCCGGTGGGACTTCACCGCGTCTCTCTCGATAGATGACCTCGAAGGGGAGCTGAAGGCTTTCGCCGTGACTTACGGCATGTGGCCTGAACTGATCATCGTCGACAACTTGAGCAATGTGCAGCCTGACGCCGAGGGCGACAGCAACTCTTACGTAGCCCTTGAAAAGGTCTGTGAGTACCTGCATGAGCTTGCCCGAGAAACGGGCGCATGCGTGGTCGCTCTGCACCACGTAAAGGGCGACAGCAACGACGGTAATCAGCCCGTGCCCCTGTCTCAGATCAAGGGGCAGATCGGCCGTGTGCCGGAAATGATCCTGACTCTTCACCGCATCGGCGACGACTCGTCGCGACAGATGGGCGTTTCCGTCGTGAAGAACCGCACCGGAAAGGCTGACGCTTCCGGCGCGATGATCCTCTATCTAGACGCTGACATGGAAAGGATGCGCCTAAGTGGCTGACATTACCTCCACGGACTCTGTCCGAATCACGCTCTCTATGAGCCTCGAAGAGGCGAAGGCCCTTCACCTGGCCATCGACGTTGACGAGACGATTGAAAGGTACGCGGACGCCGAGAACGTCGCTAAGTACCGGAAGGCCGCTCTCGCGATCGAAGACCTTGTTTACCGCGAGATCGAGAAGGTTGAAGCCCGTGGCTAGCCAGCATCGGAAACACCGCGGATACGAGACTCAGAGAATCGCCGCGGACTGGTTTAAACAGCGTGGTTGGCCTTACGTCACCCCTGCCGGTGCAGGGCAACAGGGCGTAGACCTTCTGAACATGCCGCACCTTGCCCCGGAAGTGAAGGGCCGTCGACAGCTCGACCTTCCCGGATTCCTCCGCCAGGCCACGACGAACGCGGGTGACAGCCTGCCGTTCCTGGTCGTCCGGCCGGACGGATATGGACCGGCCCGAGTAGGCGAATGGGCAATGATCCTCACTCTGAGGGACGGTACGGCCCTTCTGACTGAAGCGGGTTACGGGTCTGGATACGACGCAAACCTTTGATTCCGTCACCCCTCTGAAACTAGCATTGAACCTGTAAGGGAGGGCGGATGGAAAAGCCCCCGATAAAGGAAGTGCTAGAGCACTACGGAGCGACGGACGTTCCCGAAGGATCGCGCTTCCGAAAGATGAAGTGCCCGTTTCACGAAGACCGGAATGCCTCGGCTTCCGTGTGCACCGAAGAGAACCGGTTCCGGTGCTTCGCTTGCGATATCTCGGGCGACAGCTTCGACGTAATCGCCGACCAGGAAGGATGCCGAGATTTCTCTTGTACCCGATCCTGCGCTGAAAAGCTTCTTGGAGGAAGCTACGGCGCGATACGAGGGGGCCCTAGCGAGAAGCCCCGCCGCCGTGGCGTATTTGAAGAGTCGGGGCCTGTCCGAGGACAACGCAGCCTCCTACAGGCTGGGATACGTCGAAAGCCCCTTGCCGGGGCATGAGACGGCCCGAGGAATGCTCTCGATTCCATACCTCACCCGGTCCGGGATTGTCACCGTACGGTTCCGGCGCCTCGGGGACGGGGACGGCCCGAAATACCGGTCTGTCCCTGGTGATCCTCCGCGGATCTTCAACGCTAACGCCCTTCTCGTTCCGTCCGACCATATCGCCATCTGTGAAGGCGAATTCGACGCGATAGCGGCGAACACTGCGGGGGTTCCGGCCGTAGGCATTGCCGGTGTGAGTGCATGGAAGCCGTACTTTGCCCGGTGCTTCAAGGGCTATAAGGCCGTATTCATCCTGGCCGACCAGGACGACAAGGGGCAAGGGATGGAGTTCGCCGAGAAGGTCGCCGAACAGATCAAGAATGCCCGAATAAGCCCTATGCCGGCCGGACACGACGTTAACTCGTACGTCCTCGAAAACGGCCCCGAGGCCCTTCTAGAACGACTGGAGATCAACGCATGACCCCTGCACAGCTTGCCGAGTATGTGACCGAGTTTATCGGCGAATGCCAGGCCCGAGTCATGGGTGTTGGCGCCGAACAGTACAGCCAGGGCGAACAGCAGAAGTTCGAAACCATGCCGCTTCTCGACCTGATTCAGTACGCCAGGGAAGAAGCTCAAGACCTGGCCGTATACGCGGCCATGGTCGACATTCGCCTACAGCGACTCGAAACCGCTCTTCGCGCGTCCGGTAACTAGCATTTGAGCCGTCCTCGACTGCTAGACCTTTACTGCTGTGCCGGTGGTGCAGGTGCGGGATACGCACAAGCGGGGTTCGAAGTGGTCGGGGTCGACATCAACCCCCAACGCCACTACCCCTACACCTTCATACAGGGCGACGCTCTCGCCGTCCTGGCCGAGATAGGCCACGAATTCGACGCCGTTCACGCTTCACCGCCCTGTCAGGGTTATAGCTGGACACAACGGATTCAGGACAACGAACACCCGAAGGACGTTGACGACGTACGGGCCGAGCTGATCAGGCTCGGTAAGCCGTACATCATCGAGAACGTTCCCGGGGCGCCCTTGAAAGACCCCGTGACGTTGTGCGGAGCCATGTTCGGACTTCGCACCTACCGACACCGGGAATTCGAATCCTCGATAAAGCTCGAAGTGCCCGAGCACCCGGAACACGTAGCCCGTCAGAACAAGATGGGCCGTGTCTGCCAGCCTGACGAATTCATGCACATCGTAGGCAACTTCATCGGCGCCGAGCTTGCCCGGGAAATCATGGAATGCCCGTGGATGAGCCGTCGAGAACTTCGCGAAGCGATACCCCCGGCATACACCCGATACCTCGGCCGTCAGCTTATCGGCCACGTCTGAAAGAGAAGCCTTGAAGCGAATCGTTGTCCTGTCGGACATGCAAATTCCGTACCACGATAAGCGGGCCCTTCGGGCCGTCCTCGACTTCATCGGCCAGTATCAGCCCGACGAAGTTCACTCGGTCGGTGACGAGGTCGACTTTCCTCAGATCAGCCGATGGAACCGCGGTATGGCCGGAGAGTATAAGGGTGATCTACAGGCGCACTGCGACGCGTTCGGCCGTGCCTTCGCGCAGCCGCTCAGAAGGGTCTACATCGGCCCCGCGCATGTCGAGCGGTCCAACCACATGGACCGGCCCCTAACGTACGTCAGGAACCGCGCTCCGGGCCTTATGGGGCTGAAGGCCCTCGAAGTGCCGGCCCTTCTGGACTTCGATAAGTACGGCATCGAATACCACTCTGAGCCGTACGAGCTTGCCCCCGGGTGGCTTATCGCCCATGGCGACGAAGGGGCCTCTTCTCGCGTTCCTGGTGGAACGGCTATGGCCCTTGCTCGGAAGTGGGGCTATTCCGTGGTCTGTGGCCACACTCACAAACTCGGCATTCAACACGAACACATGGCCGTTAACTCGAAGCTCACCCGAGAGCGATTCGGCTTCGAGGTCGGAAACCTCATGAACTTGAAGAGTGCCCACTATCTGAAGGCCGGTCACGCCAACTGGCAACAGGGCTTCGGAATTCTCTACGTCGAGAAGAACCGGGTAACCCCGGCTCCCGTGTTCATCCGCCCGAACGGAACCTTCGTCGTAGAAGGCAAGACTTACGGCCAGAAGGCCAACTAGGAGAATCATGCTTGACTGGCCGAACATTCAGAAGCTTGCCGAGAGCGTCGCCCGGAAGATCAGCGACGAATACCCGGGCATTGACGCCGAGGACATCCGACAGGAAATCCTTCTTCACGTCACGGAGAAGCGAAGCACGTACGAAGCCACCGACTACCCGGACGGACAGCTTAGGAAGAACTTCCGGAAGATCGGCATTTCCTACGCTGGTCGAGAGCGATACGCCTATATCTATCACTCGGCCGAGTACGTTTACACGTCCCCCGAGATTCGCTCTCTCTTCGAGAACGCGTTCTTTCAGCCTGAGATGTGGGAGAAGGCCCCTACGTTTGATGACGGAATCTCGGTTACCTCGGGCGGCCCCGTGGTCGCCCTTTGGGACCTCGACCGCGCTTACAGCAATCTGCCCGGCCTCGACGCCGAGGTGATCGCGAAGCGATACGACCGCGGCGAGTCTCTGACCCCCGCAGAGACTATGCGGCTGTCTCGCGCTATCGACAAGGTAACGCGATTCCTGAACAACGGCGTGATCAAGCGACAGAACGAAGCCAAGGCTTACAGCGGTCCGGGCCTTCGCCGAATCGGCGCCACGGCGTGAGCCGACTCCGCCAATTTCAAGTGATCGGGTGGGACAACGGGGGTTGTGAGCTTGAATGCGTCGAATGCGGCGAGACCGTAGCTCAGGGCGGTTGCTCCTGTTGTCCCGACCGTGAAGTAACTCTTTTCGATTTGGTTCAGGCGACGCGAGATCACGCGTGCCCTGGCCCTGCTAGTGAAGATGACTGAAGGAACCCTTTTGAATATCGACCATGCCCCGAATTTTGGCCCGACCGGCGAGACGGTTTACGAGCGCACGTATCAGCGAGTGAAGCCGAACGGGCAGCGTGAATCGTGGCTCGACACCGTAACTCGTGTGGTCGACGGGAACCTGTCTCTCGTTCCGGAGAAGTACCGGAAGCCCGGTGAGCGGGAAAAGCTGATTCAGCTCATGTACGACTTCAAGGTTTTGCCGGCCGGACGGCACCTTTGGGCTAGTGGCGTTCCTGGCCGTCAGTACCTCTTCAACTGTCACGTTTCCGGGTGGGGCGACAAGCTGTCGGATCACTTCGAATTCACGTTCATGCGATTGATGGAAGGTGGCGGAGTAGGGGCGAACTACAGCTCTCGCTTCCTGGCCCCGTACGGGCCCCCTCGAAGGGCCCTGAAGGTGCACATCGTGTGTGACCCCCTGCACCCCGATTACGCGGCTATGAAGGCCGCGGGTGTGCTCTCTGAGGACTACTCGCACGAGTGGGGCGGAGCGTTCCCGGTTGAGGACAGTCGGGAAGGTTGGTCTGACGCCCTGGTCGACCTGATCGACACCTATCAGGCCGAGGCCGTGAAGCACGTCGACAGGGTGTATGACGTGAGCCGTGTCCGTGGCGCCGGTGAGCCTCTTAGGACCTTCGGGGGTACGGCTAGCGGCCCGCGGCCGTTCGCTCGGATGATGCTCGACATTGCCGAGGTTATGAACGGTGCGACGGGTAAGGCCCACCTGTCGCCCCTCGACGCGATGGAGATAGATCACGCCATCGCCGAGTGTGTCGTGTCTGGTGGTAACCGCCGTTCGGCCCGCATGTCTATGGTCGAGTGGGACGACCCCGAGGTATTCGACTTCATCCGCTGTAAGGCGGATTCCGGTAAGCACTGGACTACGAACATTTCGGTTGTGATCGATGACGAATTCATCGAGCGACTGAACCTCGACGACGAGCACGCTAAGGCCGTCCATGCGGCCACGGTTGCCGGAATGCTCGACAACGGGGAGCCCGGTTACTGGAATATCAGTCTCTCGAACGTCGGTGAGCCGAACGAGGTCATTGCCACTAACCCGTGTGGTGAAATCGCCCTCGAACCCTGGGAAAACTGCAATCTCGGTCACGTGAACCTCGACGCTTTCGCGCCGACCACCTCGACCGAAGAGCCGGACATGAAGGCCATTACCGAGGCTCACGAGCTGATGACCCGATTCCTTATCCGGGCCACCTATGGGGACGTGAACGACCCTAAGCAGCGTGAGACCCTGGCCCGTAACCGGCGAATCGGTGTCGGTCACTTCGGAGTTCAGGGCTATCTCGCTAAGCAGGGAATCAGGTACTCGGCGGCCCCGAAGTTCTTCCGCTTCGCCATCGAGCTTCGGATCATGCAGAAGGCCGTAAGGGATGCGGCTACGGCCTACGCTCACGAGCTTCGCATTCCGGTGCCGGTGAAGGTGACCACTGTTGCCCCCACGGGCACCATTGCGAAGATGCCTGGCGTTACCGAGGGCATTCACCCGATCTACGCTCGACACTTCATCCGGCGAGTGCGGTTCAGTCTGGTCGACCCCGTTCAGGCGGAGCGTGTAAACGCGTTCTTCGCTCAGGGGTACAACGTCGA